AGGTGGATGCCCCAATTTAGCTTATAGAGTTTATAATGATGTAAATCATTCAAATGATTTTATGTGCAAAATATACAAAGAAAATGCAAAAAAATTTTTGTTATCACTGTTTGAAGGTAAGGATAATGTATAAAGATAGGTACAATGATAGTTTAGTAAGGTTTTTTAGTGTTTACTATGAAAAAATAAGTGAAAATGAAGTGAAAAGTATTATAGAAACTTACTAGACAAGAGATTTGTCAAAAATCCAGTAAAATCAATACTTTTAGAAGTGGTTAGGAGTGGGTAAAAGCAGGGAAATGTAGGTAACTCGTACATTATTCCTGCACCATTCCTATATCTATATTCCTACACTTTGTTAAGCGTCCGAACCCTTTTCTGGCTCAGAGATGTTGTTTCTTCGGCTGCTTTCGCTGGTGTAGGAACCAATGGTAATACGCACCACTCAGGCGCTTCGAATCCTAATGGGGTTCGTCCGGTCTACAAGCTATTTTATTTTTTCAATCTCTTCTCGCAACCAATCAAATTCTCTAGCCGTATAGACCTTTTCCGTAATATCCGTGATCTTATGTCCCACCATATATTTGATGGCGTACTCATCCACGCCATATTTTTTTGCCATCGTGACGAAATGTTTTCTGCCATCGTGCGGACGGTGTTCAGGGTTTAGATTAAGCTCGTCACGAATGCGGCTAAATACTCTTTGATAGCGGTTATAGGTAAGCTTGATATTTTTCTGTCGGCTATCTGGATCGACATAGTTAAAAAGATATTTGCTTCCTAGCTTTTCGGCTTCTCTATATTTTCGTTCCACAAGGGACTGAATTCTGGGATGGATAGGTACGGTTCGGTCTTCGCCGGCTTCTGTTTTCATGCCACCAGTAAAGATCCATTTCGATAAATCAACATTGCTCAGTTCAATCAATCCCAATTCCTGTGGTCTCCAACCAGAATAACATTGAATCAGAAGAACATCAACACAATATTTATCATCAACATGTTCCCAAAGTAACTTCATTTCATCGTCGGAGAATGGAATGTGTTCCTTCTTGACGGTCTGAATTTCTTTGATGGTTTCATCAGTCAAGGTAAAAGTTCGAGCGTAATTCTGTTTGACAATTTCATATTCCAAAGCATAATCCAGCATCAGGTTGAATAGAGACTTGATTTTGTTCTTCATGGAAGCGCTCGGTTTCTGCTCTTTTCCCTTTACGATGGCGACGCCCTCATCCATACAGCCTTTCACATGGCGAGCTCGGATATCCATAACTCGCATATCATAGACAGATGAACAATACGCCCATGCAGAGTCTACGGCTCTTGCACTGGAATCATTCTTCAAAGTCTTGAAATATTCTTCGGTCCACTTTTCATACAGTTCTTTTGCTGTGATAGCGGGTTCCAAATCATATGGATTCTTATTGTACTCTACCAAGGCTGCATACGCATCGTTATAGGTTGGAAAATAAGATTCCGGCTTTAGTGGCTTGCAGATCGGCTTTCCCTCTGGCGTTTTTCCAACTGTAACCATGGCCCGAAAAGGGTTTCTTAGATTCCGGTTCTTAATTTCACTGATCTGTCCAAACCCATTAGGGAGCCGTCTCCGTTTGTTATTTTTACTTCGAGGCTTCCTAGGTCTGACATCTGGCTGCATGGGATAACCACAATGGGGGCAGAATGTCGCCTTGTCGCTTACCTGCAACTCACATTCAGGGCATTTTATCAACATGCTTCATACCTCCTCAATACCTTTGTAAAACGAGATTTTCCGTGTGGCAAGGTTGATTTATCATCAGTAATCATATATGATGGTGTAGGAATTGTCAACTCCTACACTAAACTTTTTAAAGGGATGGGTATATGGTTAGTGATGAAAAATTAACCTGTCGGAACTGCGGGGCAAGGGTGAAACGGTATGATAACGTGTCGAGAATTGTGCGAACAAAAGGAAGAAAAACATCATGGGTAAAGGTGGAACGGTTTCGTTGCCCTGTTTGCGGACAGATACATAGGGAATTGCCGGATTATATTTTTCCATACAAACAGTACGAAGCCGAGGTAATTCGTGGCGTTCTGGAAGGATTTATTACTTGCGAAACATATGGATATGAGGATTACCCTTGTGAAATAACGATGATTCGATGGAGGAATTCGCAGGAATTACAACTCCTTTTGTGAAAGATAAAACGAAAGGAGATTCATAATGTCAAAAGAGGAAAAGCACTTACAGACTAAAATTCGAATATTTGAGGATATGCTTTTACGATGTAAGAATTTTGGTCAAGCAGAAGCGATTCAAATCGAATTGACAAGAATGAGAGCAAAATTACAAAAATTATATTTCAAGAGAATGGAGTCCTAACAAGGGCTCTTTCTTTTTGTCGTTTTGCCACTGAGGTTGTTTTAACAAATTGCGGTTCCTATCCTAGAATAGCCGTTGAAAGGAGGTAACAGCCAATGGAAGAAATGATATTTGCACCGGGCTCCGTTCCGGTAGCGGTCGTCGCCAGAGTATACGGGAAAGATGCTTCCTGGGTTCGAGCCGGTATTATATCCGGATGGCTTCCCATTGGAAAAGCGACTAGAAACGGAAAGTTGATTACCAATATCGAAGAGATGAATTCGAAGTACGGACGCATCAACTTTTATATTTCTCCAAAGCGGCTCTGGGAAGAAACCGGATATTTATGGAAAGGAGAGAAACGTTAATATGGCAACAACGATTCGTCCAGAATTATCCGAGAAAAACCCATATTGGATTGAGCGTCACCGGTACTATGAATTGAAGCATTTCTGCCTACAGTATCCGATATGGAAGAAAGCATATGCCGCTCTGGATGGGCTTAGCCGCCGGCCTGCTGATATGGAGATATTCTCAAGAAACAGAACGACTGGCGATCCGACAGCTCGATGTGCAGAAGCTCGATCTTACTATTTGGATCGTATGAAAACGGTCGAGCAAACGGCGATTGCAACAGATGCGGAATTATCCAATTATATTTTAAAAGGCGTAACCGAAGGATGGTCTTATGACATCTTGAAAGCTAGATTAAATATCCCATGCTGCAAGGATGTTTACTACAACTTGTACAGACGGTTCTTCTGGTTACTGAATAAAGCGAGGGATTGAAATGAAGATTGTAGACATAGCAGTCAAGAAAGTCTATCGCTTCAACTGTCCGAATTGTCAGAGCCGATTGGAGGCAGACAGCAAAGAGGTGGTGGACATCGGAGGAAAGGTATGTAAATTCCATTGTCCTGTATGTCGAAAAGAGCGGTATATTGCCTGGTCCGACATGAGAAAGAAAATTGTGTATGAGGGCGAGGGAACGCAGAAATAACATCTTTAAAGACTGAGCCAGCAATGGCTCTTTCTTTTTTATCCTAGGATAAAACACAGTACCAAGGTATCCGAAAGACATGCTATGTTGATATATGAAAAAATCCCGGGTGGGAAATTTGGAAAAATGTTTTGGAAAGGCAGGATGGAATATGGAGCTCATTCTTTGTATGATTATCGGTATGATTATCGGATTTGTCTTCGGACGACAGGTGTTCCGAAGAGATGTCGTTGGTTCGCTGCGAGTCGATCAATCTGATCCGGACAGCGGGCCCTATTTATTTCTGGAACTGTCTCATAAGGGAGCGAATGCGATATATAAGAAAAAGTATGTAGTTTTGAAGGTCAATCTCAAAAATTATATTTCGCACGAATAACAAGTCCTTTTATGGAACAGTTAATGAATTCACGAAAGGAGAACTAAAATGGGTGAAAACATCAAAGAATTGCTGAACGAGGAAATAGCAGCGGAGATTCAGGCGATTTCTTCTCTGGATTCTGGTAGCGAAGAAAAATCAAAAGCTATAGAGGATCTGGCAAAGCTGTACCGTTTGAGGATCGAAGAAACCAAAAGTGAGCTAGACGCAGAGGATAAGCGAAGCCGGCGTACATTGGAAAGCGAAGCGAGTGTCCGGGAAAACGAGATTAAGAAATCTCAGTTGGACGAGCAGATCAAGGCCGATGTACAGGATGAGCAGTATAAGCGTTCGCAGCTTGACGAGCAGGTGAAAGATCGATATTTCAAACTGGGAATTGCAGCGGCAGAACTTCTCATACCACTGATGTTCTACGGTATCTGGATGCGGAAAGGATTCAAGTTTGAGGAAACCGGAACCTATACCTCAACAACATTCAGAGGATTGTTCAATCGTTTTAGACCGACAAAGAAATAATTAACCGGTCAAAAATGAGGAGGGCGTGATTTATACATGTCCTCTTCGTTTTTGCGTGATTTTTACAGACGCTATTATGGAAAGGAGATGTTACAAAGAGCTCTTTGTCTCTTGACCGTACACCGGAAGAAACCGTACAATAATAGCGGTTCTTTCGAAAAACGAAAGGAGATAATATTTATGAGCCACAAAATTATCAAACCAGAAGGTATTGAATTGATTGAGTACCTGAATAACGGATATGCGATTTGCAATCGGTGTGGAGCCGTCATGAGGCAAACAGAAGATCCGAAGACTGGATGCGGAGTTTATATCTGTCCATCGTGTGGATTAAAGGTGGACGAAGAGGATTACGAGTATGAGTCCGATGAAGAAGTAGAATGGACGGAAGAAATGCTCGATATGGAACAAGGAGATATTCCGCCAGCCGGATGCAGAGCCTGCGGAGGACCATACCCGTATTGCAAAACGTCATGTAAGCTATTTGATGACTAAAAATATTATTGAGAGAAGGTCTATGCTTCGGCATAGGCTTTTTCTTTTTGGAGAATAAACGATGCGATACCATTATGAAAAGCCGGACATTTACTTGTCAATGTATGGGAAAGTATATTTTTGTGATCATCCGGTCTATCATTGCTGCACGCTGTTCCAAATCGGAGAAAAGGGACTAGCAGTCATCCAGCAGCGATTTGATGAGAAAACGAAGAGTACCTGGTGGGGAGAAGTGGACCCATGGATTACGGATGATTTATATTTGCATCCTCGCTTTAAGGAATACTTTGATATGCGCTCTGGGATGTCTACGGACGGGCTTTATCCGACTGTAACGGTTCGTCAGATTATGTGGGCCTTAAAAATGAAGCCAATTAAGAGAGAACGATGGGAGACTATCTTTGACAGACGGGATATTTAATTCGCAAAAATCACAGCTCCTTTTATGGAAAACTGATTAAAAACGAAAGGAGTTTAAGGGTGATGGACGAAATGAAAATCAGCTCAAAATTTACACGAATGTTGCTTTCGAAATTAGCAAAAGGGGTATTACATAAAAAACTGGGATATAACGTGGATATCCAGTTAAACGAGTTGAATGCTTCAATTTCGGATGAGAAAGCACATGTGCATGTAAGTATTGATGCGGATATGAGCAAAGAAGAACTCATGAAAATTCTGAAGAAGATCGGTTTGAATTAGAAGGATTGAGCCAGCAATGGCTCTTTCTTTTTACTTCGCAAAATTTACAATTACTATTATGGAGAAACAGTTAGCTCATTGGTAGAGCGCCACATTTCCGTGGAGGTAATCAGTTCGAATCTGATACTGGTTCTCTTTTATTTTTATCTATCAGGAAAGGGGGATTTTAAGGAGGTGGTTAGAAATTTGAGCTTGGACGAATTGGAGTTGATTCTGTGCGATATGTACGAAATGGACGAATGGTTGCCGAATCCGGTGTTTGACAAGAATGGATTTGCAAAGACGAGCAATACCTTATGGGCGATTGGAGAATTTCGAAATTATGTAGCCAATCATATTTATCCCCGAACCAAAACGTCTATTAAAAATCTGGAAGCAATGGCCCGATCATTTACAGAGAAAATGGAAGACTTTGCTTCTATGAATCAACAGAACCGTTCTATATTTATTGCCGCTAAGATGGTCGGCGAAAACATTCAAGACCTATTATATGCCATGGAATAGGATAAAACGAAAGGAGAAACATCATGAAAGGTAAAAACATTATTTTAATAGGAGTGGGGGCTTCTGCGATAGCAGCATCATTAAAAATGGCTTTTGAATTCGTATTGCTACTGTGTTATCGAATTTATCTCCGGAAGATATATCAGCGATAATTCCAAAAGAAAAAAGGTGGATGGTACAAAGATATTTCAGAAATCATAGAGATTGTCAAAGAAAGGAAAAACAAATGAATAAGTTTACAACGAAAATACGCCATGCTTCTCCTTCTATTTTAACAGGCTTAAGTATAGCAGGAGTAGTAGGAACGACGGTCATGGCTGTGAGGGCGACTCCTAAAGCACTACAACTGATTAAAGATAAGAAAGACGAGTTGGATACTGATCACCTAAAACCAATGGAAGTAGCGCAGACCACTTGGAAATGTTATATACCGTCCATCCTTATTGGAGTAGGTACCATTACTTGTATCATCGGGATTGGCTGTATGGATAAACGAAATCAGGTTTCTTTGATGAGCGCATATGCTATGCTCAATGAATCCTATAAACAATATCGGAAGTCGGCCAAGATTGTTTATGGGGAAAATGCAGATGACAAAATCCATGCAGAAATGGCGAAAGATGCGATGGTGTCTACATACGATTGGGGCTATCAGGTCTATAACATGGATATGGATTCAGAGAGCGAGCGATTACTTTTTTATGATCTTTCCTCAAAGAAGTATTTCAGAACCACAATGGCAGCGGTGCTAAACGCACAATATCATGTAAACCGGAATCTTGCTATCAGGGGCGACTGTTCGTTAAACGAATATCTATCATTCCTTGGAGTTGAAGGCATAGACGGAGGCGATGATATCGGGTGGGACATTACCTATATGGTGGAAGAAATGGATTGCTATTGGTTGGATTTTGATAATTATAAATCAACGTTAGAAGATGGACTGGAGTGCATCATTATCGACACGATGGCAGTCAACAAATTTGAATGATTCGCAAAAATTACAGGCTGTATTATGAAAAGGAGGCTAATGCTTTATGAAGAACAAAAATTTTATCAAGGCCATTGGTATTGCAGTTACGGTGATCGGATTTGGAGTAAGTATCCTTACCGATTGGGTAAACGAAAAGAAAATGGATGAAAAAATTGAGGAAAAGGTTAATGAGGCACTTGCCAAAAGAGACGATGAAAACGAAGAGGAGTCCTAACAAGGGCTCTTTCTTTTTAGTTTGGAGCAAGTGCTGATGAATGACGAGGTTATTCAAAAAATTCTAAATTATGCGAATGAGCATCTATTTGAACCCGGAGGAAATTGGTCTAAATCAGCTATCATGGAGCGTTCGTATGAAAAGTGGGCTGTTGATGAAATTCTATTGGCCATTATGGATCATCCGATGACGGAAGCCGACTTAGTGATAGAGGGCTTCATATTGAAAATGGAGCTATTTCTTCACATGTCGGAAGAACCAACAAACAACTACATATTTCAAGTAGCAGAAAATACGGCCGAGACACTTCTCGGTCTTATTTTATAACCACAACAATTTATATTTTCGAAAGGAGAAACATCATGAAGGTATTAAGAAAGCAGGAAATCGACACAGCAAATATTCAGGTAGGAGATCAGATGGTTATTCCTCTGGCAGAGCTTGGAGAGTTTACTGTAACGGCTCACAAGGTTACGGACGAGGGCGTCATGTTTATATTTGACGATTATGTTACCCGTCGGCCAATGAACAACCGAGACACAAATAAAGGTGGCTTTGAAAAGTCTGATTTGAAGAAGTGGATGGATACGGTTCTGTTTATGGCGTTTCCGGAGGAATTGAGTGACAAGATTTACGGACTTACTATTCCGACCGTTGGACAGATTGTTGGTCATGAGGACGAATGGGACAACAAAAATCTGGAACCGGATATCGATGAGCAGCTTCCGTTGATGAAGGAATGTAAGAATCGGATTGCTTTCTTTGAGGATCAGATTACATGGGGATGGTTGAGGAATACTACAAAAGAGGAGTTTTCTTCGGCTGATTTCGCTGATGTGAACGGCGATGGCGCTGCGAGCTACTACGCCGCTTCGAACTCTTTTGGAGTTCGTCCGGAATTCTGGTTGGTTAAGCAGGAATCCAGGGGCCCTGTGCCCCGTGAAAACAAAGTGTCTTATAAGACTCTTAAAGGATGGAATCCAAAGAATAAGGTAACAAAAGAGTCCTTACAGGAAGAGATTTCTGAGAAAGAAAACGAGATTAAGCTTCTCAAACAGGAGATCAAAAATCTGGAAGAGAAAGAGATGTTTGCTAAAGCTGCTTCTGAGATGAAGAACTTGAAGGATCGCTTTGTAGAAGCCGGCTTTACCGAGGATGAGGCGTTTCACATGGTTCTTGAGTTATCCAAAACAGCTTTAGGAATTGGAGGAAGGAAGTAATGAAAAAAGAAATAGCCAAGAGCTTTTTGTCACTGAAAACAGCGATTAAAAAGCATAGTCCGGAGATTCTTACCGGAATCGGCATTGCAGGCATGATTACAACGACGGTCATGGCTGTACGAGCAACGCCTAAGGCACTGATTCTCATTGAAGAGAGAAAAGAGGAAATCGGAGCCGAAAAGCTTGAAGCAATGGATATGGTGAAAACGACATGGGCGTGTTATATTCCGGCAGCGATTACCGGAACACTCTCTGTTGCCTGCCTGATCGGAGCCAGCTCAGTGAATGCTCGAAGAAATGCTGCACTTGCAACAGCATATACCTTATCCGAATCCGCACTCAAAGACTATCAGGGAAAAGTAATTGAGATGTTTGGGGAGAAGAAAAATGAGGCAGTGAAAGATGCCGTTGCTAAGGATAAGGTTGAAAAGAATCCGGTAGTAACAAGAGAGGTAATCATTACAGAAAAGGGGAATACGCTCTGCTATGATGCAATTTCCGGAAGATACTTCAAAAGCGATATTGAAAAAATAAAAAAAGCAGAGTGCGAACTGAATCGGCAAATGCTGGATGATATGTATGTATCCCTGAATGACTTCTACTACGAAATTGGTCTGGACAGTGTAAAACTCGGCGACGAACTTGGGTGGAATGTCGATAGTGGATATATCGATTTATCATTCAGCTCTCAATTAGCCAGCGATGGAACTCCCTGCCTGGTAATTGATTACAGCGTAGCTCCACGATATGATTACCGAAATTTGTTATAAACGCGCGAAAAATACAGCGGCTTTAATGAAAGAAGAATCACACATTTTCAAGAATTGAAAGGAGAATAAATATGGAAACCAATGAAATCATGAACAACGAAGAGGTTATGGAGGCAACTACTGAGGAAGTCGTTAAAGCGAGTTCCGGAAAAGGGTTTAAGGTTGCGGCTGGTATCGGTTTAGCCGTACTTGCAGGTGTTGTAATCTACAAGTATGTGGGTAAGCCGATGATTGCTAAGATCAAAGCCCAGAAGGAGCAGCGGATTATCGACGCTGAGTGGGATGATTCTGAAGAGCCAATCGTGGAGAACGAGAAAGAGGATTCCGAAGAAGCTTAAAGAGAAAAATGTGTTTCAACACGAGGGAGAGTACCTGTAACAAGGTGCTTTCCCTTTTTTCTTTTATCCGGAGGTGACATTGATGAATTTATATTTGTATGACGGACCAGTGATGGAATTTGACAACTGCGTTGCTAATCGTTGGACTGCTTCTACACGGGCGGTCTCTGAAAAGAAGGCAAGGTCAAATCTTACCTATCAATTTAAAAAGAAGAACAATCGACTTCCGGGTACAAAGATTATATTGCCTGGAAAGATTAGTTTAGTGAGTGGAAAGGAGACAACTTAATGGAGGAATATAAGCCGAATTCCCACAAGTCAAAGGAAGAACAGAAAGACCTTGTTCCTGAAAAGCGTGTAGAAAAGGTGATTTCTGGGACGGTAAAGCCGAAGAAAAAATCAGAGATGCAGAAGTTTGCAGATGTATTCATTTCCGAAGATGTTAATAATGTGAAATCTTATATTGTCATGGATGTCCTCGTGCCGGCGATTAAAAAGGCAATTTCCGATATAGTAACCAATGGTATTGATATGATTCTTTATGGAGAGGCCGGAAAGTCGAAAAAGAATTCGACAGCATCCAAGGTATCCTATCAGAAGTACTACGACAGCGGAAAGAAAGATTATACGGCACCAAAGAGCCGGACGAGCTACGAATATGATGAACTCTTATTTGAAACTCGAGGGGATGCTGAGTCGGTATTGGATGCCATGAATGAGATTATTGCACAGTATGAGGTAGTCAGCGTTGCAGATCTTTATGATCTGGCAAACGTATCCAATGATAACTACGCTGCCAATAAATACGGATGGACTGATATTGCCGGATGCCGGGCGGTTCGGGTAAGGGATGGTTATATTTTGAAATTGCCTAAACCGATACCGCTGTAAAGGAGGAATACAAGATGTATGAGTCAGAAGATAAGATGGTATCTCATCCAGATCATTATATTTCTGAAACAGGTATGGAAGTTATTGATGTGATCGAAGCCTTTACCTTCGATTTAAAAGGGATTGAGGCTACCGATACCGCAAACATTATCAAATATGCTTGCCGTTGGAAGAAGAAAAACGGAATTCAGGATTTGGAGAAAATCCTTTGGTACACACAGCATCTGATTGATCATTTAAAAAAAGTAGAAGAGGAGAATAAATAACCATGAAAAAAGCAGAGATTGTAAAGAGCATGAACGGTTTTCTTAGTAAGACCAGTTTCCAGTTAAAGAAGCATAGTCCGGAGATTCTTGTCGTTGCCGGAGTTATTGGCGTGGTTACAAGCGCAGTAATGGCGTGTAAAGCGACGACAAAGGTAGGAGAAATTCTGGATAAGACAAAGGAAGATGTCGAAGCAATTCATAAATGCGAGGAAGACGAATCTGTGAAGGAGCAGTATTCCAGTGAGGATGCCAAAAAGGATTTGGCGATTGTTTATGTCCAGACCGGAGTAAAATTCGCTAAGCTGTATGGACCTTCCGTTGTGCTCGGTGCGTTGTCGATTACCAGTATTCTGGCATCCAATAACATCCTTCGTAAGAGAAATGTGGCTCTTGGAGCAGCCTATGCAGCTATCGACAAGGGATTTAAAGAGTATCGCAGTCGTGTTATTGAACGGTTTGGCGAAGAGGTTGACCGTGAACTGAAATATAATCTTAAAGCCAAGAAGTTTGATGAAACGGTGATCGACGAGGAGACCGGAAAAGAAAAGAAAATTAAGAAGAACGGCTTTGTGGTAAGTCCGGCAGATATCAGCGGTTATGCTAGATTTTTTGAAAAGTACACGCAGGATGAAGATGGGAATTCTATTCTGAACCCTCACTGGGAAAGCAATAACGAATACAATCTGATGTTCATCAAAGCTCAGGAGCGTTACGCGAATGACTTGCTGAAAGCGAAGAAGCGTGTATTTCTGAATGAAGTTTATGAAATGCTCGGACTTCCGAGAACAAAAGCCGGCCAGATTGTTGGTTGGGTTTATAATCCGGAAAATCCCAAAGGAGATAATTACATTGACTTCGGCCTGTATTCCGATAATCTGAGTTATTCAGATTATGTCAATGGATTTGATCAGGCAATCCTTCTGGATTTCAATGTCGATGGAAACATCTGGGATTTGATGTGAGGAAAAATTTATAACTATCCCTAAGAGTTACTGTAATTCTTAGGGATAGCTTTTTATTTGGGAGGAATTTATGCACAGGTTAATCAAAGTAATAACGGTTCCGATATTGTGCGGTATTGTAATAGCTTCTTCTTTATTTATATCTGAGTGGAACTCAGATGGGGAAGACGTTGCCGCGATATCCAAAGCAATCGTTGTCGAAAAGACTGAGCCGGTTATTACGGTTTCGCAAGAGGAATCCATTCCGATTGCAGTAGAGGAAACGGAGGAATCAATAACAGAAGTAATACCTGAAATGTCCAGGGAAGATGTGGAACTGATCGCCCTTGTCACGATGGCGGAAGCCGAAGGCGAATGTGAAGAAGGAAAACGCCTTGTTATTGATACGGTACTTAACCGAGTGGATTCAGATTATTTTCCGGATACCGTATATGAGGTGATTTATCAGCCAAATCAGTTTTCATCCATGTGGAACGGACGAGTGGACAGATGTGAAGTCAGAGAGGATATTTGCGAGCTCGTCTATGAGGAATTGGAGTCGAGAACTAATTATGATGTTGTATTCTTCACGGCAGGAGAATACAGCGCATATGGTGTTCCGATGTTCCAGGTTGGGAATCATTATTTTTCAAAGTATGAATAAGGAAGGAGAATCATTATGCGTAATCTTTTAGCATTTGTGTCTTATACGTTGGCGGCAATGTCTGGCATCTGCTTTGTTGGTGGAATCGCAATTCTGTCAACAGGAAGGGAGCATTGATATGGATGGCTTGGAGAACGTAATATCGGTACTGGATTATGTTCTGGATACCAAGAGAAAAAGACATATTATGGGAGGCATTCTGTTGAGTGTCTCTTTTCTTTTTGGCGGTTTAGCAATAACCGTAATGACAATCAGAAACGAGGAGGAAGAGGATGAGCAGTAAAGGAATGACTTTCCTTGCATTCATTGCCGGAGCAGGGATGGGTTCTGTATGCACATGGCAACTACTGAAACGGAAATATGAGTTGATTGCTCAGGAAGAAATCGATTCTGTGAAAGAGGCATATGCCACAAGAGAGAGTATAGAAAAAGCTGGAAAGAGTTTCGTAGAAGGCTTTCGAGACGGGCTTAAAGTAGCAGAAGACAGAACTCAGAAGGACGATGGTGATGTGGACTTCAAAAAGTATGCATCTATCATCCAGAAAGAGGGCTATACGGATTATTCCAGGAGTGTCGAGGAAAAGAAAGGAGAGGCGTTTGTGGAGAAGCCTTATGTCATTTCGCCAGAGGAATTCGGTGAATTCGAAGAATATGAAAAGATCAGCCTCACTTACTATGCAGACAAAGTTCTGGCTGATGAAAATGACGAAGAGGTAGACGATGTGGATGAAATTGTCGGCGAGGAATCCCTGAACCATTTTGGTGAATATGAGGATGACTCCGTATTTGTCCGAAACGACAGGTTAAAGTGTGATTATGAAATCCTGCTTGACCAGAGGAACTACTCGGATGTCGCAAAGACAATGCCGCATCGAGTGGAGGAATAATGACAAAGAACGAGCTTAATGATGCATATTTTGACTGGATGTATCAGCTTGTATTTGATGGGAGATATTCAAAGAAATTATCGTATCGGAAGCTTTTAAGAGAGCTGCATCGAATTGAATTTACATATAGCATTCCGATGGACGGAAATCGGGCGGAGGATGGAGTGGATTTAAGGTATCGGTTTGGTTATGAAAACGGATACAGCAGCTCCATGATCTCCGCCTATTTGGATAATCGGATGTGCAGTGTACTGGAAATGATGATCGCACTCGCGATTCGATGTGAAGAACATATTATGGACGATCCGGACGTTGGAAACCGAACTGGACAATGGTTTTGGAACATGATTGTCAATCTTGGCCTTGGCTCTATGAACGATTCCAAGTTTGACCGGGATTATGTTGAAGACATTGTCCAGAGGTTTCTGGATCGGAAATATAGCCGCAATGGTGACGGTGGGCTGTTTACTGTAAATCATAGTCGATACGATTTGAGGTCTGTTGAAATCTGGTATCAGATGTGCTGGTACTTGGACGAAAATATTTAGAAGGAGAGATTACTATGAGCCACAGCGAAGTGATGAAGTGGTTTGAAAACTATTTTCCTGATTATTCAGGGGATCGGATTGATGTATGGTTTCCAAACGGAAGGAACAGCATCCGTATCCGCCAGAAAAATGGTCAGGAATTTATATTCACTTATCATAGTCAGAAAGATTGGAAATTCGAGACCATTACCAGTTTTCTGAATGGAATGAAGGGAGGAAAAAAGTAAGATGTGTGAGGTTATGAATTATATTTTTGGAAGTCTCAGCAATTCGGAGGCGGCAATCCGGTCCATTCGGAAATCCCTGAACAAACAGGCCCGTTATAATCGGAAATTAAGCACACTTGCTCTTATCATGACGGTTAATCTGGTTCTCCTGGAGCTGGATTGTGTGGAGCAGAAAAAGAGGATTGAGAAACTGGAATCGACAATAGAGGAAATGAAGCGCGATAAAGGAGAGTAAAAAATGAGATGATCGACTTTTTGATGATTTCCACACGTAGTACAAAGCGTGGTGTAATTGAAATCTATCCGAAGTTCATTATTAAGAAAAGCTCCGATCTGATGATTCGAGGTGGTGACTTCTACGCTATCTGGATTGAGGAACGAGGTTTATGGTCTACGGACGAACAAGATGCTTTGCAACTCATTGACCGTGAACTGGATAGATACGCAGAAGAAAGCCGCCAGCGCTTTGACTCTGAAATTAAAGTCCTTCACATGTGGGACGCAGAATCCGGAATGATTGATTCCTGGCACAAATATTGTCAGAAACAAATGCGGGATTCTTTCCACATGCTTGATGACAAATTGATATTCTCCAACACAAAGACCGGCAAAAAAGATTACGCCAGTAAAAAGCTGAAATATCCGCTTGAAGCTGGCGATTTATCTGCTTATGACAAATTGATGTCTACTCTGTACTCGGAAACGGAACGACAAAAAATAGAATGGGCGATTGGGTCTATTGTGTGCGGAGAATCGAAAAAACTGCAAAAATTCATGGTTCTGTATGGTGCCGCCGGAACAGGTAAATCCACAGTCCTCAATATTATTCAGCAGCTCTTTGAAGGATATTATTCGGTTTTTGATGCAAAAGCTCTTGGCTCATCCAGCAATTCGTTTGCGTTGGAGGCGTTCAAGAGTAATCCTCTTGTTGCAATTCAGCATGACGGCGATCTTTCAAGAATTGAAGACAATACCAGGTTAAACAGTTTGGTATCCCATGAGCTGATGACTGTGAATGAGAAGTTCAAATCAACCTATTCCAATCGGTTCAAATGCTTTCTGTTTATGGGTACCAATAAGCCGGTGAAAATTACGGATGCAAAGTCCGGTTTAATTCGACGACTGATTGATGTGTCTCCTTCTGGAAATAAGTTGAGTCCAAAGGAATACAAAGCAACCATGAAACAGATCGAATTCGAATTGGGTGCGATTGCGTATTATTGCCAGGAAGTCTATTTGAATAATCCTGGTTTATATGACGATTATATTCCCATTGCAATGCTGGGGGCTTCCAACGATTTTTATAACTTCATCATTGACTCCTATCATGTGTTCAAACGTGAAAATGGTACAACCTTAAAGGCTGCCTGGGAGATGTATAAAACCTACTGTGATGAGGCAAAAGTGGGCTATCCATTTTCTCAGAGAGTTTTTAAGGAAGAACTGAAAAACTATTTCCACGATTACAAAGAGCGATTCAACATGGAGGATGGTTCGAGAGTGCGAAGCTATTATATCGGATTCCGGACTGAAAAATTTGAAGAGGAGACCATTGTGGAAAAGCCGGAAGAGAAGCCGTTAGTATTGCAGTTTAACGCAACCAAATCTATTTTTGATCAGGTGTGCTCCGATTGTCCGGCGCAGTATGCGACCGATAAGGAGACGCCTTCTATGAAATGGGACAAAGTAAAAACGAAGCTGTCCGATTTGGACACTTCTAAAATCCATTATGTTAAAGTCCCGGAAAACCATATAGTAATCGACTTTGATATTCCGGATAAAGATGGGAACAAATCTTTTGAACGGAATGTAGAAGAAGCGAGCAAATGGCCGGCAACTTATGCAGAGCTAAGTAAAAGCGGAAAGGGGGTTCATCTTCATTATATTTACACAGGAGATGTAAAAAAACTGAGTCGTATTTATGACGACCACATCGAAGTGAAAGTGTTCACAGGTAAAAGCTCATTACGAAGAAAACTTACGAAGTGTAATGATTTGCCTATCGCAACGATTAGCTCTGGTTTACCGACGAAAGGAGAAGACAAAATGGTAAATTTTGAGGCAATTAAAAGCGAGAAAGGGCTTAGAACACTGATTAAACGAAATCTGAATAAAGAAATTCATCCGGGTACTAAGCCTAGTATCGATTTTATCTACAAAATACTGGAGGATGCATACGCCAGCGATTTGAGCTATGATGTGACGGATATGCGGAATGCAGTTTTAGCGTTCGCTGCAAATAGTACACATCAGGCTGATTACTGTATCAAGCTGGTGAATAAAATGCAGTTTAAATCAGCGGACCCTTCCACAGCGGGGAGAAATGAAGAAGCAAAGTTGGTATTTTATGACATCGAGGTGTTTCCGAACCTGTTCCTTGTAAACTGGAAAATTGAGGGAGAAGGAAAGCCCGTTGTTCGTATGATAAACCCGACACCAACCGAGATTGAGGAATTGATGCGGTTCAGGCTGGTTGGATTTAACTGCCGACGATATGATAACCACATTCTGTATGCGAGACTCATGGGTTATACGAACGAGCAGCTTTATAACCTCTCGCAAAAGATCATCAGTGGAAGTCCAAATTGTTTCTTTGGAGAAGCTTACAATGTTTCCTATACAGATGTGTATGACTTTGCATCTGCCGGAAATAAAAAGAGCTTGAAGAAACTGGAAATTGAGATGGGAATTCATCATCAGGAGCTTGGGCTTCCTTGGGATAAACCGGTTCCCGAAGAGATGTGGACTAAGGTTGCAGAATATTGTGATAACGATGTAATCGCAACTGAAGCGGCATTCCACTACCTGAAGGCTGACTGGACAGCTCGACAAATTCTGGCAGACTTGGCCGGGATGACGGTGAATGATACGACCAATACGCTTACCCAGAAGATTATATTTGGGAACGAGCGGAAACCACAGGACCAGTTCAATTACCGAAATCTGGCGGAGCCGGTACATTACCTTGATGAAGAAACCGAATCTTTCCTGGCCGAAGCGTGTCCTGAAATGATGGCACAAACGCATGGCGAGGAAGGAAGCCTCTTGCCATATTTTCCAGAATACAAATACGAAAATGGAAAATCAACGTATCGAGGAGAAGAGGTTGGAGAAGGCGGATATGTTTACGCAGAACCCGGTATGTATGGAAATGTGGCATTGCTGGATATTTCCTCTATGCATCCTCACAGCGCAATTGCAGAAGTTCTGTTCGGTGTGAAATTTACAAGGGCCTTTCGGGATATTGTGGAAGGACGAGTCAGCATCAAACACGAAGCCTGGGATGAAGTCAATCATATGCTGGATGGAAAGCTGACTCCGTATATCCAGAAGGTTATTGACGGAGAGATGACGGCAAAAGATTTGGCAAATGCTTTGAAGACGGCAATCAATTCGGTATATGGCCTGACTTCTGCCAACTTCGAGAATCCGTTCCGTGATCCGAGAAATAAAGATAATATTGTAGCCAAACGAGGAGCTCTGTTCATGATCAACCTCAAGCACGAGGTGCAGGAACGGGGCTTTACTGTTGCCCACATTAAGACGGATTCCATCAAGATTCCAGATGCAACACCGGAAATTATCCAGTTTGTTATGGATTATGGGAAACGGTATGGATACACCTTTGAGCACGAGGCTACATACGACCGGATGTGCCTGGTAAATGACGCTGTCTATATCGCCAAGTATAAAGACGGAAAGTGGACGGCCACAGGAACTCAGTTCCAGATTCCTTATGTCTTCAAGAAGCTTTTCAGCGGAGAAGAGATTGTCTTTGAAGATATGTGCGAAACCAAGTCGGTAAGCAGTGCTTTATATTTGGACATGAATGAAGGGCTTCCCGATGTGTCTGAATACGAAAAAGAATTTTCAAAAGCAGAGAGTGATTATCGTAAGGGATTGCTTTCCGACACGACGTTTGAAAAGACTTGCCAGTCGCTGAATCCAAAGATTGCAGAAGGCCACAATTATATTTTCATTGGACGAGTTGGACAGTTCTGTCCGATCAAATCTGGGGCTGGCGGCGGTCTGCTTATGCGTGAAAAAGACGGACGATATTATGCCGCTACTGGCTCAAAGGGGTATCGGTGGCTGGAATCTGAGATGGTGAAAGAACTCTCCAAAGAAGATTCTATTGACCGTTCTTATTATGACAAGCTTGTAGATGATGCAGTTGAAACCATATCCAAATACGGTGACTTCGAATGGTTTGTATCGGATGATCCTTATATTCCAAAGCCGAGGCTGGAGGATTTTATTAACATCCCAGAAGACGCTGACGAAGAATTACCATTTAATTAAAGAAAAGGAGAAGTATCATGGCTTATAAAAACGTACCTAATATTGTTATTGAAAACGCTCGCATTATTTTTCGGAATTTCAGAGGAGAAGAATCTAAGTATAATCGGGCTGGTAATCGAAATTTTTGTGTTGTTATTGAAGATCCAGAACAGGCTGAAAAGCTCTTAAATGATGGTTGGAACGTAAGAGTTTTACCACCGAGAGAGAAGGACGAAGAGCCAACCCATTATATCCAGGTGGCGGTCAGCTTTGAGAACATTCCGCCAAAGGTGGTTATGATTACAAGACGGAACAAGACACCTCTTGATGATGAGTCCATTTCTACTCTGGATTATGCGGAGATTCGCAATGTTGATTTGACGATTCGACCGTATTCTTGGGAAGTGAACGGTAAAACCGGCATCAAGGCTTATCTGAAAACGATGTATGTCACCATCGAAGAGGATGAATTTGCCGAGAAGTATGCAGAGGAAGAAGGTCCGGAAGAAATTCCATTCCACTAATGAGCGACGGATAGGGTGCCTGATATTGCCAGCAAGGTAAATGTCCTAAGGCTAGAGGAAACAGCCCTATATTTCTGCGAAAGGGAGAAGTGTTATGGCTTTTGGAAACGAGAAAAAGAAGCGAACCACAGCGAAACCGAAAATCAATGCTTCTGTTCCTAAATCCAAAATAAACATCGAAAAGCAAGAATCAAATGTTCCGCCACAACCTAAGAAAACTGACATATCAAAGCCAGATAAAGTACCGAAAAACGAGGATGTTAGAAAAGAATTCCTGAAGACTTTTCATCAGTTGACTTATCGGTATAGATCATGGGATGTATGGCGGGATTTCATCATAATGTTTGCCTGTTCTTTGTCGAATCCGGTGGACAAATCTCACTACGAAGAACGGGAAAAACGATATTTGAAGATTATCAAAAAATACAATAAGCAGGAGCAAAAATTGTTTCCGGAATTAGCTGCCTATGTAGTTATGGCTTTGGAAGATAATCCAGAGCAGGACTTCTTAGGCAGCGTTTTTATGGAATTGAATCTCGGTAACAAATCGACCAGCCAATTCTTTACTCCCTATCATATCTGTGAGCTGATGGCAAAAGTAACGGAAGAAGATGTGATAGCCATTGTGAAGGAAAAAGGCTATATCACGATCAGCGATCCTTGCTGTGGTGCTGGGGCCACTCTGATCGCAGCAGTTAATGAAGCCAAAAAGCAATTGGAAAAGGTGAATCTAAACTTCCAGAATCACGTTCTGGTGGCTGCTCAGGATATTGACGAAACCGTTGCTTTGATGTGTTACATTCAGCTTTCTCTTCTTGGAGTAGCTGCATACATCAAAGTTGGTAACTCCTTAACAGAACCAATGTCTACGGACGATAATGGTGAGAACTATTGGTTCACTGTAATGTATTTTTCGGATGTGTGGGCTATGAGAAGATTGTTTCACAACATATGAAAGGATTGGTAGTATGGTAAAGTCTGTACAATTAAGGAAAGAAGACTGTTATTGTGATTTGACCGAATTCTATGAAAATGTGGCTCGAAAAATCCCGGTGGAAATAACAGACAAAACCTGTTTCGACTGCCGGAAAATTTGCGTCACAAAATCGATCCAAGAAGCTTTATGGTCGTATTATCGTGACGAAAAAGGAAAGACTGACGAGCAGATTGCTACGATGTTGTTGGGATACGGACCGAAGGCAAACTTGGAAGAGCATGGTATTCTGGAGTATCGGGCTGAGATTGAAGACGGATTTATAGTGTGCGAGGAGGGATAGGCGTGAATGGCTGTTAAATTATATGACTATCAGATGACAGCAGTTGAAAAAATGAATAATGGCTGTATTCTGTGCGGCGGCGTTGGAAGCGGAAAGTCCAGAACAGCGTTGGCCTATTACTATCTCCAGAATGGCGGAAATCCAGATTGTTTGATGGGGCTTGAGGATTATGTTGCAATGGACGATCCCCCAAAGGACTTATACATCATCACAACAGCCAGAAAGCGAGACACGATGGAATGGGAGGGTGATCTTTCACCCTTCCTTCTTTCGGTTCACGAGGATATCAATCTATATTCAAATCAGGTTATCGTGGATTCCTGGAATAACATCAAGAAGTACGCAGATGTGAAGGACGCTTTCTTTATATTTGACGAGCAGAGGGTAATCGGTTCTGGGGCTTGGGTGAGGGCATTCCTGAAAATCACCAAATCAAACCAATGGATTCTATTATCTGCAACTCCGGGAGATACCTGGCAGGATTATATTCCGGTATTCATCGCAAATGGATTTTACAAAAACCGGACAGAATTTATCCGAGAACATGTGATTTATAGTCGATTCAGTAAATACCCAAAGATTGACCGATATTTGAATACGGGGAGACTGATTCGACTCAGGAATCGAATCCTGGTAAATATGGATTTCAAGCGCCAGACGATTTCTCATCATGAAGATGTGTTTGTCAAATATGATGTTGAAAAATACAGAGACGTTGGACGAACCAGATGGGACCCATTTAAAAACGAGCCGATTACAAACGCTGCTGGTCTTTGTTATATATGGCGGAAAATTGTAAATACGGATGAGTCTCGGCAGATCGCCTTGATGGAGATCGTAGAGAAACATCCAAGAGCCATTATATTTTACAACTTCGATTATGAATTGGAGCTTTTAAAAGGATTGTTTCAAATTTATGAGGACGATGGAGTTTTTGAAATTGCAGAGTGGAATGGTCACAAACACCAGCCGATTCCAGAGTCAAAAAGCTGGGTATATCTTGTTCAATACAATGCTGGAGCTGAAGGCTGGAACTGCATCAAGACAGACACCATTATATTTTACTCTCAGAACTATTCCTATAAGATTATGAAACAATCTGCGGGCCGAATAGACAGGCTAAATACGCCTTTCAAGGATCTGTATTACTATCATTTGAAATCTCGGAGCGGGATTGATTTGGGGATCAGCAGGTCTTTGAAGGATAAAAAGGATTTCAACGAGACAAAGTTTGTAAAATGGTCTGGGAATACTCCATCAAAAACGGCAGCTTAGGTAGGTGAAAAGATTATGAATGAAGAATATTTGGAAGTAGATTTTAAAAAGTATTGTAAGACTTGTAGACATAAGGAATTGGGAGAGAAATTCGACCCATGTAATGAATGTCTGGATTATGGGTATAATCTCAATTCTAACAAACCTGTAATGTGGGAGGAAAAGAAAAAATGAGCTACCAATACGATCGATATTTGGCGCAGCATAAATCTAACGTTGAAGCAGGATTTCGCTGGTTACAGAAAAATCTCCCCGAGATCACGGAGGGCAGTGGTGCGGAGCATAATATCGTATTTGCACATGATCAATCTAAAACGGAGCCCGATGAATACGGCCCATATGATATTTACTTTTATGGAGGAAATCGCTCTTATGCGGTAGTTGAGGATTTTCGAAAAGCTTGGTTACTGCACATTCATCGAAACCCCCATCATTGGCAGTATTGGATACTGATTAACGATGATCCGGAAGAAGGCGAAATCGTTTTAGAGATGCCCTACTGCTATATTCTGGAGATGATTTGCGATTGGTGGTCCTTTAGTTGGTTTAAAGGAAACTTGCTGGAAATTTTCTCCTGGTATGAAGAACACAAAAATTATATAAAGCTGCATCCCAATACGAGAAAATTGGTGGAGGATATTTTATCCCGTATCCAAAATAAGCTTGGGGAGGTAATGGCGAATGAAATCAACAGATAGCGTGATTGTGAGTTGGGATTTTTCCCATGGAAAAGACGTTGGTGTTCTGATTGTCGGAAAACAGGAGAAAGGAAAAGTCGAAATCATCAACGCCTATCAGGGAGAAGAAGCCAAAGCACTTTATCAAAAGTTGGTATTCCCTAAATCAAAGAAGACCAGCTTTAGCAAGGAGAAAACCACATGAAGCAACCGAAAAAATTAACCAGAGAGCAAAAAGAATGTTTGTCAGCTCATTATCTGAATTGTAAAGACTGGATGCTGGTTGAAGAGACCGAATTCTATTACCGCATCATTAACAAAAATACGGGTGTGATAAAGAGTGTAGATAAATTTAGAAGAATAAGGAGGAGAAAACGAGATGTCGGATATTCTGGTAGTTAAAGTAAATATGTTTTGTCGTTCCAGAGAGTTGAACGATATTCGTCGATACATACTTTCCCAAATAGAAAATGGAAAGGTTGTTGTGTTACCGGCTTATTGCGATGCTCAGATTGTTCCAGACGAAATAGAAATTCGAGTTGAAGATCTCTCTGGAGATAAAAACAAAGGAGACTTTCATTATGGAATTTCTTCCGCCCAAATACCAAAAGTATAGAACATTTCCTCAATTACAACAAAATGATGGAAATGAGCAGATGCAGAAAGTGCTGGAGTTTTCCGGCGAATTGATCATTATTCAGGCAAGACTATGTCCAATTCCAGGCTTTGAGTGCATTTGGCCAGATGGATTACCGTTATCAAAAATATAATGTTTAAAAGGAGAAAAAAGAGTATGAATCTTAAACCAGCGAAAATTATTGCAGTAGATTTTGATGGAACATTATGTGAAAACAAATGGCCGGAGATCGGAGCGGCGAACGAAGAGTTGATAGAGTATATTCGTGATCGACAGAAAAACGGAGATAAACTGATTCTTTGGACTTGCCGTGTGGATGACATGCTTCAGAAAGCCATTGAATGGTGTAGAGAGCGAGGACTGATATTTGACGCAGTCAATGAGAATCTTCCGGAAATCATCGAAAACTTTGGCTCTGATACCAGAAAGATATTTGCCAATGAGTACATAGATGATCGGAATATCTGGCCTCTGGAAAACGGAGTAGCTGATGTTCTTTATCTTTGTGATAGTAAAAGTTGCGGGGATACTTGCCTGGGTGTGGAATGCAAACATACATCCGATATAGCTCATGCCAGGAATTTTATAAAGGGTGACCATGACTCCTATTGGGAAAAGGAATCTGAAATCAAAGAGCCCGATTCACATGAGAAATCCAGTATGGAATTGTGGGCGGAAAGAGAAGTAGAAATTGCCTGCAAACACGAAGCACCTGATCGGAAACCAGGAGAATGGGATTACGGATGTGCTTGCTACGAAAGTGCATTAAAGGCATTCCGGAGTCTTTGTGAAGATGGTCACAGCGGATTTAGCATCGGCATGACAAAGTTTATCTTAAACCGATTGATTGAAGGAAAGCCGCTCACTTCTATCGAAGACACAGAAGATGCCTGGAGTGATATTTCTGATCGAAGTGGTCTTCGTGGAGAGATTGCGAATTACCAGAGCCGGCGGATGAGTTCTCTCTTTAAATATGTATATGCTGACGGCTCTGTTAAGTACAGAGATGTCAACCGTTTCTGTGGTGTGAACTTGGATAATCCAGATGTATCCTACCACAGCGGCTTGATAGATCGAGTAATGGAAGAAAAATTCCCGATTACCATGCCGTATTTTCCGGAGAGCAAACCGTTCCGTGTGTATTGCGAGGAGTTTCTTACCGATCGAAAAAATGGTGACTTCGATACGGTTGGGATTCTCTATGTGATTAAGCCGGATGGAGAACGTGTAGAGATTAACCGATATTTCAGAGAAGGCGAAAAGGACTTTATTGAGATTGCCTCCTGCGAGTATGAGATGCGCCGAAAGATGTATCATGAGCTTCTGGAGAATCTGAAAAAGGAGAAAAATAGCAATGAATCGGAATAGATTTATTCAAGGACTAAAAAGCAATATTCAGCTTTCCGAAAAGGAACGGCGGCGGATTATTCGGAGAAGTCTTCAGAAATATCCATGGAAAACAAAATGTACAGTAGCAATGGAAGAATTCGCAGAGCTTCAGCAGCAGATCAGCAAACAGGTTCGTGGCTACGGAGACAGAATTGGACTCTTGGAAGAGATGGCAGATGCTTATATTTGTCTGAACTTCCTGGAGTCCATTTTTGATATTAAGCCTGAAGATTTGCAGAAAGCTATCGACGTGAAGCTGGAGCGAGAAAGGAGAAATTGCCAATAATGGGATTATCAAAACTTTCAGAAGAATGTAAAAATTGCCCGTTTGTCAAGAAGTGTAAAAACAAGCGAATGGAAGTATTGGCATATATGACTGAACCGCAAGTTTTAGCAAATGCGGCAGGTCCAAGTTCTGAAAACTTAGCAGCGCCTTTATTACGAGAAACCATGACAATCATGATAAATGGTACGCCAACCCAAGTTTATAAAGACGAAATAGAAAAACAGCTATATTCCCAATTATATTCAGAATTATGTTTAAAGTTTGGAAGTTAAAAAGGAGAAACTTATGAAACATATACTTTGTTGTGATTGTCAGTATTGCGGTGATAAATATAGTTTTTCGCTTCCAAATGATTTAATTGAGGTTGATCCAGCGAATCCTCTTATAAAACATTATTATTGTTGCTGTGGGGATTCAGAATTTTATAAAGAAGACATTACGAATTTAGGAATTACCGAATGTAATTCTTTTGAAGAATTGTGAAAGGAGAAGTAACCTAATGATCAAAATTGAAAACGTAGAAATTATGGGTTGGGATCACGCAATTCGGGGAATGCGGAACCCGATGAATAGTTGGAGTAAGTCCGATAGTGGAATCTGCAAAGGCGGAGACGATGGTATTGGATGTGAGAACTGTGCCAATTACGATTCCTGCGAGCATACTTACGATCATTCCTGGCAGCTTGGTAAAGCAGACCACGATTTGATGATGCGACTTGCAGCAGGTGGACCGACTCACGCAAAGTATCGGAGAATGATTACCGTCTATGTGGATATTACTGCACCGTTATATTGGTGGAAAGAGTTCGATACTTACAAGGTTGGTACGGTGGCGAATTCTTGTAGCACGATGCATAAGATTGCTGCGAAGGAGTTTACGCTAGAGGATTTCTCTTATGAGCATTTGATAGACGCTGGTCTCAATTCTTTAAAGAGAACTATCGAAGACTTAAATTCTTGTCGAGAAGGTTATCTTGATGAGAACATCAAACAAAATCCCGAATGGAGAAAAGAAGTGTGGTGGCAGATGATCCAGTTGCTTCCAACCAGTTATAACCAGAAACGGACGATCATGCTGAACTATGAAGTGCTGGCCGGTATTTATCCTATGCGAAAGAGCCACAAGCTCGACGAGTGGGTGGAATTCTGCAAATGGATTGGGACACTGCCGTATTCGGAGATTATTATTGGAGGACAAAAAAGAGAATGAAAAATAAAATCAAGCTGATAATGTGTGCAATGGTCTTAGCTATTAGCTTGACCGGTTGTAATTACGCCAATGTAGAAACAACTTATGATCCGGAGCAAGAGGATATTCAATCCATGTTTATTAAGATTGAAGAGAGTCCTAGTTGGTATGTAGCGTATCATCGAGAAACAAAAGTGATGTATGTTGTTGGGTATAATTCGGGAAACTTTACCCTTTTAGTTGATGAAAACGGAAAGCCAATGCTTTATGAATAAAAGGAGAACGATTATGACATTACTTCAGCAGCTTATTATTCTTGTTGTTTTGTATATCTGCGCCTATTCTCTGGTTGACCGAATCTGCAAATGTATTGAACATTGTGCTTCAGCCAAAGGATACGCAAAGTTGGAAGAGGCGAAAATCCTCGCCAAAGAGCAGAATAAAGGAGAGTAACTATGTGGAGCCGAAAACTGATAAAAAATAAAATCTATGCCGTCCTGATTATCCTGCTTGGAGCGTTGTCGGTCCCGATTGAATGGGATGCAACGTTCTTTTTATTTTCCCTGATTATGGGAGTACCACTATTCTTTGCGAAAACGAACTGGATTTATGAAGGGGATGAGGATGATGGGACGAGCCGAGAGGAGACGTGCTCAGAAATTAGAGCAGAAAGCAAAGACCGCTACATACAATCTCACAAAAGCGCAGCTCGATGCGGCCGTCCGTGAACAGGTCGGAAAAGAGCTGGAGCGAATCAAGCAGGAAGCTACAGATGATGCCGTAAACACTGCGATGGTTCTGCTCCTGACTCTGCCCCTGGAAGTGCTGATGGACCATTATTGGACAAAATCCTATGCAAAGCGCATTCCGAAGTTTACTGAGCTGGTCCTGGAATATTACGAACGCTGGCAAAATGGAGAGCTGGATATGGAAAAGCTGAAAGAAGATTTGTGGGAATATGGCGGTGTGAAATTAGTTGAAAGTGAGGGTGAAGCAACATGAAATGTGTAATGGGAGTTATTGCGTGTGTCGCTGGACTGGTAAGCCTGATCGGTCTGATTGTGTTGAAGGCTGTCCATTCATCTGCAACTTATATGGATGATTCATTCCGGTGGGGAGGACGAGATGGGTATTAAAAATGATTGCCGAAAAAATGCTGAGGGGTACTCGGACCCGACGGCCTATGAAGCACTGAGAAACATTGAGCAGGAAGAGGACCGGTTCCACAAACTTTTGGACACCATTTTTACGCTGTGTGAGCTGTCCGACTTCCACATTGAAGAGCGGATTGTTATTAAGGATAAACGAACCGGACGGATTTGGAGGTGATTATTTATGGATGATTGGCAGAAGACTATAGATGCTCTTGTCAAAGCGTTTGACGAATTTGCCGTGAAAGTAAAAGAGATGGCAGACGCTTTGGCTGAGGCATTCGGATTTGGCTTATCGGTATCCGAAAACAAAAGAAAAAAGAGTCTCAGTTCCCCGGCTCGATATGGGATGTCTTTGCGGAAATCTCGAAGAGAATCCTTCGTTAAGCAGTATTCTTATCGACCGACTGCCAGGAAACACCTACCTTATCAGAGAAGAAATTATTGAAAATCGTCCGTACAAAACTTGAAAGTGGGTGAAAATCACGCCCACTTTTAGGTTTTGAAAAATGGGCTTTGGCCACTTTTATGTGGGCTTTTTGGAAAATGCGGGGAGTTTTGGGGAAGGATTCGGACGATTTTGGTCAAATTTGTGGCCATTTGCCCACTTTCTGCCCACTTTTAAAACCCCGATTTGGTCAGCAAAAACCCAGTATTTATGCGGGTTTGCGGGCTCAAAGCCCACTTTCCCACTTTTTTTCTTCAACTATTATGATAGAAAGTTTAAAAGTATATAGTAATAGCGAAAAAAAAGTGGGTTTTTGGCCACGAGTAAAAATGGAGGAAATCATGAGCAAGATTAGTTGGGAGAGCTTGTATGAAAATTTCAAGTCGATTTATCCAAGGTTGTCGCGGTCATCCGTATATTTTCGTCCGTTCGGGTATATGAGTATAGTAGTGTACTTCGAGGACGGAATGAAGATGATCTACGATGACCTGAGAAAACAGGCTTATATCATAGCTTAAAGAAAAAGTCAAGAGTAAATGAAAAAATGTTTCCTTTATTTTTGAACTGTGCTATACTGTAATTGCCACACAATCAAATATCGCAACTTCGTTTAAGGGAATTCATTTTGGTAAAAAGTGTATTCTCTCTTTACTCATACCCTTAAACGGAGCGAGATTGTGTGGCAACAATGGGAGATGCATTTTTTTCAGGTGCGTCTCTTGTTGGGGCCGCACCTTTTTTATTGCCCTAAAAACTGAGTGGAGGAGAAAGAAGATGAAACGTAAGTTTCTGGCGATTGTAGCAGTTTTAACAGTTTTATTATCTGGATGCAGCAGTGAGGACGACGGAAAAATTCACATGCCGTTTGGTGGAAACGATTATGACGGCGCTAATTATCAGGAGATAGTCTCACAATTGGAGGAAGCAGGTTTTACCAATATACGAGAAGAGCCTCTTGGTGATTTAGTAACTGGATGGTTAAATGACGAAGGAGAGGTGGATGAAGTCTCCGTTGATGGCGATACTGTGTTCAGCACCGATTCTAAATATTTACCAGATGTTGAAATAGTGGTTTCATATCACACATTCCCTGACGAGGAAGAATCATCTACCGAAGATGAAAACTCACATTTAGAAAGTAATGAGGAATCCTCTGAAGTTGAAAATGAAACTTCTGAAAATACGGAGTCCACTAACGAAGTTCCAGAAGAAAATCTAACACCGGAGAATAATGAAGACTTAGCGGCAGTTTTATCGGCAACGAACGAACTCGATCCAATTTACTCAGAATTTGCAGAAAAGTATAAAAATCAAATTATCGAGTTTGATGCGTGTATTACCTATTTGGTAAATCACGGAGATAATGATACAAGATACGATTTATTATTGTCTGCGGGTGATTATGTAAATGAGAATACAGTAAATCCCGGACCTATTTTCAAATTTGAAGATGTAAATACTTATGGAATGGGAATCGAGGATTTGTATCTTCCAGACTATATAAGCATCGGAGCAAATATACATGTAACTGCTGAAATTCAATCATTTAGTGAGAACGAAGGAGTATTCTTTCTTAATCCTGTGAAAGTCGTTCCTCGATAAATATAGAAATCGTCTAGCCTGTACCTACTGATTTAGGTATGGGCTATTTTTATGTCCGCTTTTGTTTTTTCGCGCGAAAAATACATCGACTGTTATGAAGAGAGAGAGGGTTAAAATGGCCATTCTCTCTTTTATTTTGGAGAAAGGAGGCTCACTTATGCTGGAAAGCGAATTTCAGAACAAGTTGATTCAAGAACTGAAAAAAATGTTCAAAGGCTGCATCGTAACAAAACTGGATTCCAGTCATATTCAGGGAATTCCCGATTTGCTGATTCTCTACAACGATAAGTGGGCCACTTTAGAATGTAAGAAAAGTGTTCGCGCCAAGAAACAACCAAATCAAGAATATTATGTTGGACGAATGAATGAGATGTCATTCTCAAGATTTATTTGTCCCGAAAATAAGGAGGAAGTGTTACATGATCTTCAACAAGCATTCGGCTCTTGAAGGGCAACACGCCTTTCTTGGCGCAAGCAAATATCACTGGATTAACTATGACGAATCCAAAGTTGCAGAATCGTACTCAAAATTCCTTGCGACTCAAAAAGGTACGGAGCTTCACGATTTCGCAGCAAGATGTATTACGCTTGGACAGAAACTTCCGAAGTCTCAGAAAACATTGAATATGTATGTGAATGACGCGATTGGTTTCAAAATGATTCCCGAACAGCCACTTTTCTATTCGGAGAATTGCTTTGGAACAACAGATGCAATTGCATTTCGAAATCGTATGCTTCGTATTCACGATTTAAAAACCGGCGTCATTCCGGCGCACATGGAGCAGCTTGAAATATACGCTGCTCTTTTTTGTTTGGAATACAAAATCAAGCCGGCCGACATTGAGATGGAACTTCGGATCTATCAGAACAACCAGATTCTTTATGAGAATCCAACGGCTGAAACTATCGTTCCTATCATGGACAAGATTATCACATTCGACAAAGTAATCAACAAAATCAAAGAACAGGAGGGCTAAATTATGAATCCGATTGCAGAAGAAATTTTAATGCATTATGGAATGCCCCGCCGTTCTGGTCGTTATCCGTGGGGTTCTGGTGAAAATCCTTATCAGCATAGCGGAGATTTTTTGAGTCGAGTGGACGAACTGAAAAGTCAGGGTATGAGTGATACCGAGATCGCAAAAGCCATGGGATTAACCACCACTCAATACCGTACGCAGAAATCTCTAGCAAAAGACGAACGGCGTGCGCTTGATGTTGCAAGAGCAAAAACTCTTCGAGAAGATGGATTGAGTTTAAACGAAATTGCAAAGGAAATGGGATTTGCAAATGACTCTTCCGTCCGTTCGCTTTTGAATGAGAATTCCGAGGTTCGTATGAATCAGGCCAAAACGACTGCTGAGTTTATCAAAAAGCAGATTGATGAAAAAGGCATGATTGATGTCGGCGCCGGTGTGGAACGTGAGCTTGGAATTTCTAAAGAGAAACTGAATGAAGCGCTCTACATGGTGGAGATGGAAGGCTATCCTGTCTATGGTGGTCGAGTGGATCAGATAACGAATCCGGGAAAGAAAACCACGCTTCGAGTAATTTGCCCGCCTGGAACAGAGCATAAGGAAATTTATGATTTTGAGAATATCAATTCTCTGAAAGATTATGTCTCTCATGACGATGGAGAATCCTTTGATCCGAAGTTTGTCTACCCGAAAAGCATGGATTCAAAAAGACTTCAAATTCGTTATGCAGAGGATGGTGGGGAATTAAAGGATGGCGTTGTTGAGATTCGAAGAGGTGTTGATGATCTGTCTCTTGGGGAATCCCATTATGCTCAGGTCCGAATCTTGGTTGATGGAACACACTACATCAAAGGAATGGCTGTTTATTCAGATGACCTTCCTGATGGCGTGGATGTTATGTTCAACACCAATAAGAAAAAAGGAACTCCGAAAATGGATGTTCTGAAGCCAATCAAAGATGATCCCGATAATCCGTTTGGTTCCTTAATCAAAGAAGGAATCGACGACCCAGATAATCCAACGGATACCAGAGGAGGGCAGAGCTATTACTATGATAAGAATGGTAAGAAACAGCTTTCCCTTATCAATAAGCGAGCAGAAGAAGGGGATTGGGGTGAATGGGCCGACAAGCTTCCGTCTCAGTTCCTGTCGAAGCAGAGCAGAACTTTGATAAAGAAGCAGTTGAATCTGGCAGCCGCAGATAAGCAGTCTGAATTTGATGAGATTTGTTCTCTTACAAATCCAACAGTAAAAAAGGTTCTTTTAAAATCTTTTGCTGATGACTGCGATGCAGCCGCTGTTCATTTACAGGCAGCCGCTCTTCCAAGACAGAAGTACCAAGTCATTCTTCCATTGACATCTATCAAAGACAATGAGGTCTATGCTCCGAACTACAAGAACGGAGAAACAGTAGCCCTTGTGCGGTATCCGCATGGTGGAACTTTCGAGATTCCAATCTTAACTGTTAATAACAAACAGCCAGAAGGAAGAAGAGTTCTTGGAAATACACCAGCAGACGCTATCGGTATTAACAAAAAGGTCGCTGACCGTCTTTCTGGCGCCGACTTTGACGGTGATACTGTCATGGTAATTCCGTGTAATTCCTCTAATAGCAGGGTGAAGATTACTTCTACCCCACAATTAAAGGGGTTAGAAGGATTCGATCCCAAGATGTCTTATGGTACTGTTAAAAAAGGTGATGATTACTATAACAGCAGTGGTCAGAAGATTAAGGTTATGAAGAATACCCAAACAGAAATGGGTAAAATTTCAAACTTGATTACTGATATGACTTTAAAAGGCGCTACTCAGGATGAGCTTGCGAGAGCTGTACGTCATAGTATGGTCGTCATCGATGCAGAGAAGCATAAGCTGGACTACAAGAAGAGCGAACAGGACAATGGTATCACTGCTTTGAAGAAGAAGTACCAGGCTCACGAGGACGATGATGGTTATGGTGGAGCTTCTACTCTGATTTCTCGTGCCAAGTCTGAGACTTCTGTGCTGAAGAGGAAAGGAAGCCCGATAATTGACAAGAAAACCGGAGAACAAAGCTGAAAGAGCGTCAGGGAGGAGTATGTAGATAAGAACGGAAAGACCCAGGTACGAACTCAAAAGAGTACCAAGATGGCGGAAACCAGAGACGCCCGTACTTTATCTTCTGGAACACCGCAGGAAGAGGCATATGCAGACTATGCAAATACCATGAAGTCCCTGGCTAATCAGGCCCGCCGGGAGATGGTTAATACTGGAAAGATAGCCTACTCTGCTTCAGCAAAACAGACCTACCAGGCAGAGGTTGATTCTCTTATGGCCAAGCTTAATGTGGCTTTAAAGAACGCCCCCCGCGAGCGTCAGGCACAGACCATGGCGAATTCTATTGTGGCCGCCAAGAAGAAAGACAATCCCGATATGACAAAGGCCGAAATCAAGAAGGCTAATCAACAGGCCCTTACTGCGGCCCGTACTGCTGTTGGTGCCAAGAGAACCCCTGTCGAGATTACAGATCGTGAATGGGAAGCGATTCAGGCTGGCGCCATCAGCGAGAACAAGCTTACCCAGATTCTCAACAATACAAACATAGATACAGTCAGACAGAGAGCTACCCCTCGTGCAACAACAACCCTTAGCTCCGCAAAAGTGAATCGTATTGCGGCGCTGAATGCTTCTGGCTATAGCACTGCTGAGATAGCAGCAGCTTTGGGTGTTTCCAGTTCTACTGTGTCGAAGTATCTGAATGGAAAGGAGTGAACAAAGTAAATGGCGAAGAAGTGTATGCTTACAACCATTGACAATCCTTTCGATCCATTTGAACAGTTCACTTCATGGTTGCTGTTTGATGAGGAAAAAGGTTATCATTCATGTTCGTATCTTGGTAGAATTGCCAGAACCTCGGACCAACTCTCCGATGAAGAGAATGACTTGGAAGTTGAACGAGCAATTGATGAGATCGTAAGATACGATTTCCGAAACATTTACAAAAAAGTTACGCGAGATGCGGTGGCTATCTAGGTATCAGATGGTATAGGGGGGGGGTAGTAAAAATCGCACCCCCTCCGTCATCGCGGCGGTCTTTGAAAATTCCCCGGGGGTATTTTTCGGAGAATGTTTTTACCTTCCGGCAGTATTTAACAGAGCTCATAAGGTTGACTAAGTAATAAGCTGTGGTTCTTTTTACTCTTTTTCTCCTTTCGGTAAAAAAGTTACAGTCATCCTTGTGGGTTCTTTTAAATACTGCCGGAAGACTTTTATGAAACTATTGAAAAACAGATGGGAAGGAGGCAGTAAATGGATAGAAAAGCAAAGGGTTCTGAATCAACTGGCTCTTCCAAGAAGATTCGTCCTGCTTTGACTCCGGAAGCAAGGGAGCTTCAGATGATTTCTCTGGCCGTTGACTTGGCTGAAAAGCAATTGCTGGAAGGGACTGCTTCTTCTCAGGTCATTACTCACTATCTGAAACTGGGTTCTTCCAGAGAGAAGCTCGAACGGGAGCGGTTGGAGGAAGAGAACAATTTGTTGCGGGCAAAAGTGAGAGCCATCGATTCTACCGATGAAATCAAGGATCTCTATAAGGACGCCATCAATGCGTTTCGTATATACAGCGGACAGGGTAACGACGATGATTAGGACATATTCGGAATTATCAAAATTAAAGACTTTCAAAGAACGATATGAGTATCTCCGTTTAGGCGGAGTCGTCGGAGCAGATACTTTTGGGTTTGACCGATATCTGAATCAGATTTTCTATCGTTCTATGGAATGGAAATCTGTTCGTGATTTTGTGATTGTAAGAGATAACGGATGTGACCTTGGAATAGAAGGCCACGAGATATATGGAAAGATACTGATCCATCACATGAATCCAATTTCTGTTGAGGACATTTTAAAGAGGAGCGATTTCCTTTTAAACCCGGAGTACCTCATCTCGACAATTCTTACAACACATAATGCCATTCACTATGGAGATGAGAGTCTTCTCACCACAGAACCTGTTGTTCGAAGCAAAAACGATACATGTCCCTGGAAACATTGATGGGAGGAGGTTATGGAGATTATGGAAAGCATACTGACATCGATTAAAAAGATGCTGGGTATTACGGAAGAGTATGAACACTTCGACTCAGACCTTATCATACATATCAATTCGGTATTCATGATCCTTACCCAACTTGGTGTCGGCCCGCCATCAGGCTTCTCCATTCAGGATAAAAGCACTACATGGAAAGAATTCATTTCTGACGAGACAAAGTTGCAGCTAGTAAAATCCTACATGCATATGAAGGTGAAACTGCTGTTTGATCCGCCGTTGAGTTCTGCTGTATTGGCATCCATGGAAAAGATGATCGCTGAGGCGGAATGGAGATTGAATGTTGCAGCAGAAACAGATGCGGAAAAATCTGAAGAATACGAGTCCTACGACGGCGAGTACAGGATAACGCCAAAAGCGTTTCAATCTCAGATGCTGGATACCGAGAATAAAGTTCTGGATCGAAATATTGTGGTGACAGAAGTCCCGTATTACGAGACCGGAAATTCGGCAAATGGAGTGACATCATATATCGCAAAGGAGGGAGATTCAAAATGAGTAATGAAGCATTGCTACAGCATCACGGGATTCTTGGGATGAAATGGGGCGTCCGAAGAACTCCTGAACAGCTTGCGAGAGCAAGTGGAAAGAAGAGCAGTTCCGATGACGCGGTGAAAAAGATGTCTGATTCGGAACTCCGTTCAAAGATTAACCGTCTTCAGATGGAAAAGCAGTATAAACAGCTTACCAGTTCAGAAATTTCTGTCGGCAGAAAGTTTGTACAGGACGTGCTGACCAATGCCGCAAAGCAGACCGCCACTAATTATGTATCGAAATACATGACGAAGGGGATTGATGCGGTTATCAAGAAAGCAACCAGCAAGTAGGTGATTCAATTATGGCATTATCAAACACTGCCGTTCCCAAATACTACGGTATGTTTCGGGATGCCGTAATAAGGGGAGAGATACCGGTTTGTAAAGAAGTCTCTATGGAGATGAACCGAATTGACGACCTGATAGCCAATCCAGGTATTTACTATGATGACCAGGCTGTTGAAGGATGGATTGCTTATTGTGAATCGGAACTGACATTGACAGATGGTTCTGATTTGAATTTGCTGGACTCTTTCAAACTATGGGGTGAACAGCTTTATGGATGGTACTACTTCGTTGAACGAAGTGTGTGGGAGCCAAGTTCTGATGGACATGGCGGAAGATATGTAAATAGAAGAATCAAGCAGCGTCTGATAAAGAAACAATATCTCATTGTTGGACGAGGGGCTGCTAAATCTTTGTATGATACTTGTGTTCAATCTTACGGATTGAATATTGACACCTCGACAACGCATCAGATCACGACAGCGCCTACGATGAAGCAGGCGGATGAAGTGATGTCGCCTTTCCGTACAGCAATCACCCGGTCGAGAGGCCCGCTGTTCCGATTCCTAACGGAAGGTTCTTTGCAGAATACGACTGGTTCTAAAGCGAAGCGAATGAAGCTGGCCTCCACTAAAAAGGGAATCGAGAATTTCCTTACGGGTTCACTTCTGGAAGTACGTCCAATGTCCATTGCAAAGCTTCAGGGATTGCGGCCTAAGATTTCTACCGTTGACGAGTGGCTGTCCGGCGATACCAGAGAAGATGTGGTTGGTGCCTTAGAGCAGGGTGCGTCTAAATTGGATGATTACATCATCGTGGCCACGAGTTCTGAGGGAACGGTGAGAAACGGAGCCGGCGACACAATCAAAATGGAGTTGATGGACATTCTCAAAGGTGATTATGTCAATCCTCATGTTTCCATTTGGTGGTATAAACTCGATTCCATTGATGAAGTCGGCAACCCGGATATGTGGCTGAAGGCAAATCCTAATATTGGTAAGACGGTAAGTTATGAAACTTATCAGCTTGATGTGGAGAGAGCAGAAAAATCTCCGGCGGCCAGAAATGATATTTTGGCTAAGAGATTTGGATTACCGATGGAAGGTTACACCTACTACTTCACATACGAAGAAACCCTTCCCCATAAGAAGAGAAGTTATTGGCAAATGCCCTGTTCTTTGGGAATCGATTTGTCACAGGGAGACGACTTCTGTGCTTTTACGTTCCTTTTTCCATTATCGAATGGTTCCTTTGGAGTGAAAACCAGGAACTACATTTCTTCATCAACTCTGATGAAACTTCCGGCAGCAATGAGAATCAAATATGATCAATTTATGGATGAAGGAAGCCTGATTGTCTTAGAGGGAACCGTTCTGGATATGATGGAAGTCTACGAGGATTTGGACAACCACATTGCAGAATTTGGATACGACGTTCGATGCTTGGGATATGACCCGTACAATGCAAAAGAGTTCATTGAACGGTGGTCCTCTGAAAATGGTCCGTTCGGAATCGAAAAGGTTATACAGGGTGCTAAGACAGAATCCGTTCCTTTGGGAGAGTTAAAAAAACTTTCTGAGGAGCGGATGCTTTTGTTTGATGAAGAACTTATGACTTTTGCGATGGGGAACTGCATTGTTATGGAAGATACGAATGGAAACCGTAAATTGCTAAAAAAGCGATATGACGCAAAGATTGATGCCGTGGCAGCTATGATGGATGCGTTTGTCGCTTTCAAGCTCAACCGAGATGCTTTCGAATAGGAGGTGACGATTTCAAAATGGAAGTTTCAATCGGTTCCAGGATTAAACACGCCTGGAACGCTTTTTTAAATAGAGACCCAACAGGTTTCTATCGGGACATAGGAGTTGGATATTCATACAGACCCGACCGTCCAAGACTTACAAGAGGGAATGAGAGATCCATTGTTACCTCTGTATATAATCGCATTGCGTTGGATTGCGCTTCAATTAGCATCCAACACGTCCGACTGGACGACTCTGAAAGGTTCCTTGAGAAAATTCCTTCAGGGTTAAATGACTGTCTGAATTTATCTGCCAACATTGACCAGACGGGACGTGCTTTCCTTCAGGATGTTGTTTTATCCATGCTTGATGAGGGCTGCGTGGCGATTATTCCGGTTGATACGGATGACGATCCTGATACTACTGGCTCATATAAAATCGAGTCGATGCGTACTGGAAAGATTCTGGAGTGGTTTCCGAGCCATATTAAAGCGAGAGTTTACAATGAGCGGACTGGATTAAAGGAAGATATTGTGGTTCCAAAAGATACAGTCGCAATTATCGAAAATCCGCTTTATGCAGTAATCAATGAGCCGAACTCAACGATGCAGCGTTTGATAAGGAAGCTGAATTTATTGGACGTTGTCGATGAGCAGAGCAGTTCGGGGAAACTTGATTTAATTATCCAGCTTCCCTATGTAATTAAAACAGAAGCAAGGCGTCAACAGGCTGAGAAGAGGCGTGTCGAGATTGAACGCCAGTTGGCCGGTTCTAAATATGGTATTGCATATACCGATGGTACGGAGCGGATCACACAGTTGAATCGTTCTGTGGAAAATAATCTGATGAAGCAGATTGAATATCTGACGAGTATGCTTTACAGCCAGTTAGGTATCACTCAGAGCATATTGGATGGTTCCGCAGATGAGAAGACCATGCTGAACTATTATAACCGTACTATTGAGCCAATCATTTCAGCAATTGTTGACGAAATGAAACGTAAGTTCCTTACCAAAACGGCCAGATCTCAAAAGCAATCAATTCTGTTCTTCCGCGACCCCTTCAAACTTGTACCAGTAGCCGATCTGTCAGAAATCGCTGACAAATTTACAAGAAACGAGATTATGACATCCAACGAAATTCGGCAGATTATCGGCATGAAGCCGTCTGACGATCCGAAAGCCGATGAGCTGAAGAATAGCAATATCAGCGAGGCAAAATCCGAGACTTCAAATGAGGGTTCTGATGTCGAATCTGGTGAAAGTGATTCTGGGGCAGATTACGACAGTATCGTAAATGAGCTGCTTGATGGTCTTGAAAAGGAGATTGATGAAATTATAGGAAACTATGTTTCAGATGATGAGGAGGAGACCTAATGGATATTGACGAGCTCCTTCAACATTATGCATCTCCCTATTATGACCCGGTAAAAGCTCATGAATATTATATGAGAACCAGAGAACTCAAGGGGCGTCGTTCTACGACGAAGCTCAATGATGAGGGTAAAGAAATCTGGGCTTATACAAAGAATGAGATAACCAGCGAGAAGAAGGAAAAGGTAAAAGAAGAACAGGAAAAGCGAAAACAAAAAATTGCTGAACTGAGAGCAAAGGCCAAGGTAACCCGAGAGCAGATCTCGGCTAGATTAAAGGAACTGAATGCTCAGCTTACCGAGGAATCTTCATCAAGAAGGAGCAGGGTTGATTCCCGTAAAAAATCCGATTTGGAGGATATTGGGGAGGAAGCTGAAGACCAGAAAGAGCGCATTGACGAAAAGAAAAATGCCGAGATTGAACGCTTGATGGCGATAGAAATTCCTTCCGGATTATCCAAAGAGGAAAGGGCAAAGCGAGTGGCGGAGCGCAACGAGAAAATCGCAAAGCTTCGTGATGATGCCAGCGAGGATAAAGCTAAGGTGAGTGAGCAGGCGAAAGCTGAAAAGGAAGAGGTGAGGACTTCCGCAAGTCGTAAAAAGAAGCGAATTACCGAAGACGCTAAAGAAGAGAGGGCTGATAATTCTGCGAATGCTAAATCGGAAAGAGAAAAAGTCAGTACAGAGTTAAAGGCTGCTGTCACCGCTGCCAGGGAAGCTTATAAAGCGGCAAAAGAGAACCTTGATGCTACTTATGAGGAGCTTTATCAGCAAGAGTTCGACAAGATAGCTTCCGAATACAAAGCAGTGAAGAAGCGGAAACGAAAGAAGTAGCAATACAGCTTTCGCGCAATACTGACAAAAGGAGTGATTTTCAAAATGGAGAAATACGATTTTAGTGGTTGGGCCACTAGAAACGATCTTCTTTGCAGCGATGGCCGTACCATCAAAAGGGATGCATTTAAGAGCCAGAATGGACAAACGGTTCCCCTGATTTGGGGACATAATCATTCTGATCCTAATTGTGTGCTTGGTCATGGTGTGCTGGAAAATCGTGAAGAGGGCGTTTATGCCTACTGTAGTTTCAATGACAGTGAATCCGGGCAGGCAGCGAAGAAGCTGGTTCAGCATGGAGACGTTCGTTCACTTTCTATTTGTGCCGGTCAGCTTAAACAGGCCGGAGCGAATGTGGTGCATGGCGTTATCTACGAACTGAGCCTTGTTCTGGCCGGAGCCAACCCTGGAGCTTTCATTGATTCTGTCATGACTCACGGTGAGACTTCAGAAGACCGTACCATTATCGGATATGACGAGAACATTATGATCTATCATTCTGCCGAGGAGGACGACAAACCCGAGGAAAAGAAGACGGAGGAGAAATCCGAATCTAAGGAAGATAAGACTTCTGAAGAAAAGCCTGAGGAAGATGACGAGACAATTGAGCAGGTATTTAATACCCTCAATGAAAAGCAGAAAAAAGTGGTTTATGCAATGATCGGACAGGCTATTGGAGAAACCGATGAGCCCGAAGATAAAAATGATGACGATTCTAAAGGAGGAAATACCGAGATGAAGCATAATGTGTTTGACAACGATAAGAAAAATGAGACCGGTGGCTTTCTGACCCATTCCGCGCAGGAAGACATCATTAAGATGGCGAAGACCAGTCAGGTTGGTACTTTCCAGACGGCTCTTCAGCTTTATGCGGAGCAGAATGGCCTTCAGCATGATGCGGTCAGCGGCGGCTTTGTTCAGACTGGCGACGGAAACGTGACGAGCCTGTTCCCGGAATACCAGGAAGTACGTCCGGGCGCTCCTGAACTCATTACCAATGACCAGGGTTGGATTACCAATGTAATGAGGAAGGTACATAAGAGCCCGATTTCCAGAATCAGAACCAGCCAGACCGACATTCGTGGTATTGATGCTCTTCGCGCCAGAGGCTACAAGAAGGGGAAAGAGAAGCAGCAGGCCGGCAATTTCAAGCTGGTACGCAGAACCACTGATCCGCAGACCGTTTATGTGAAGAATGCTCTGCATCGTGACGACATCGTTGACATTACCGATTTCGATTACGTGAAGTACCTGTATGACATCGACCGCCTGATGCTCAATGAAGAACTGGCCATTGCGATGATGCTGGGTGACGGCCGTGAAGACGGCGACGATGGTAAGATCGATCCGGATAAGATCAGACCCATCTGGACGGATGACGACCTCTACACTATTCACGCCGATTTGGATGTTGAAGGCGCAAAGAAGGAGCTTCAGGGTACAAACACCGGGGTAAACTTCGGTGAAAATTATATTTATGCCGAGGCTATGATCAATGCGGTTCTGTATGCGAGAGAGAATTACAAGGGTACTGGTACTCCGGATATGTACATCACCCCACATATGCTCAATGTGATGCTTCTGGCCCGTGATATGAACGGCCGCAGAATCTACGCTTCCAAGGCAGAGCTTGCGTCTGCCTTCAACGTAGGTGAGATCCTTACCGCTGAGCAGTTCGAGGGGAAGACCCGTAAGACAGATGACAGCAAAACCAAGAAGCTGCTCGCTATCATCACGAATCTGAACGACTACTCTCTGGGTGCTACGAAGGGCGGCGAAGTTACTCACTTCACGCAGTTCGATATCGACTTTAACCAGGAGAAGTCCCTTCTGGAGACCAGATGCTCCGGCGCTCTGACCAGAGTGTACTCTGCCATTGCGATCGAAGAGGATGTAACGGAAAACCCTTAATCGGCTTCTCCGTTAGTCCCGAAGATGGGGGAGCCAATCTGTTCGGGAAAACGGTAGATTCGTTACAGGAGAATATTGTTGTCGGAGAGTCCGAGATTACTGGTACATTGAAGTATGTTACCGGATACACGGGATTCAGCAGCAATACTTCTGAGCAGGAAGGAAACTATCTTGCTTTGAAAGTTGATGCTGATTCTGAGGATGCGATTGTGACCGTTGAACTCGTAGGCGGCACCAAAGGACCGGTTACGCTCGATGACGACAT